GAGTGGTCTGGGTGGCAGATACGATAGGGACCTCGGCTTCGACAGCCAACCCTCTAAGTTCTTCTGCAATTGCTTTAATATAGCTATATGAATTGACAGACATGCCTGACTTATAGCGGGAGGAAGCACATATATTAAGGTAATCAATGAAAATAATATCAGGTCTAAATGACTTCTTAAGTGCAAGTTCATTAAGAAGTGCTTTAAAATGTCCACTATGTGCTGATGCTGTAGGATACTCTTTAATTATAAGAGATCCTTGAGTTTTCTTTGCAAGATTTGTTACTTTATTTTCAAACATTGACTTTGGAAGATCTGTCAGGTTTTGAATCGGAACATTCAATAGGTTTGCGTCAATTCGTTCAGCAATTTTCTCTTCTGCCATCTCCATTGTAATATAGAGAACGTTCCGTCCTTGGAGCAACACGGAGCTAGCGACGTGGCACATGAATAGAGACTTGCCGACACCTGTACCAGCGAGCGCGACATTAAGAGTCTTGTTAGGTAGACCACCTTTTGTGATTTTGTTAAAGTATTCGAGATCAAAGGGAATCTTGTCTTCCTTCTTGTGATAGTAGTCATATCTTTCTTCGTAGTTTTGTAAGTAATCATGTCCAATATTATTATCAAAAGAAACTGCCAGAGCATCTGACAGAATACTCGGAATCGCATCCCGATTCTTCTTATCATCTTGACCATCAGCAATGCTGATCGATTCCATCAAGGCAAGATAAATCGCACGGTCACGGCACCACTTTTCAGTAGTGTCTAGCAACCATTGATGATCTACAGGAGAGTCATTAAAAGAATTGCAAATATCTCTTGTCTCTTTAATTTCACTCTCGTTCAGATCTGTTCTATTCTCAACCTCAATATTTAGTGCTTCAGATGTAATTGCAGAGCCATACTTTACAATAAACTGGGTAATCTCTTCAAAGATTACCTTTTCGGATCTTTGCTCAAAATAAGATGGTTCAATAAATGGAATGACCTTACGAGAATAATCTTCATTATGTATTAAGTTTCTGAGAATAGTGGTCTCAATTCGTTCCATAAGAGAATTCTTTCTTTGCGATCTCGTCAAGTTGTTGCATCACTTCGGGAGTGAAATAAGTTTCAGGTTCTTTTAGAATTGCTTTGGCATATACTTTTTTGGTCTCACCATCAACAGTCATTTCATATCGACCAGCAACGTTTTTCCAAAGTCCGCCAATCTCACCGAGTTCAAGAAGACCATAATATCGATCAAGACCACGCTCATCGTAATAAAGACGTACTGTAACATCCTTGTTCTCCTTACTTAAACGCGACTTAGCAGTCTTTGCTTTGATAAGATTTCCGACAATTTCTGTTCCATCTTTTTCTTTTTTCTTGCTGAGATAAATGATGGTACTGGCAGCATACTTAAGACCAGAACCACCGCCCATCTCTTTAGTAGGAACATAAGAACCGATGACATCATAAGTGTGGTTTGTCACAATCATAGGAATGTTAGCCTGCCCCAACTTCAAAGTCAACATCCTGAAGGCACCTTTGATAAGTTGAGATTTCGTCATATCACGAACCTGCTTATCGTTCAGAGCATCATTGATTTCCTTTTCCGTTGAAAGCATTCCTAAAGAGTCTAACACAAACATACAGGGTTTGCGTTCTTCTTCAGGGTTTTTTAAGTAAATATCAACTGCCTTGAGTGCTTTGCTACGAAAGTCTTCTACTGTGACAACATTTACAACTACAGTTCGAGTGAGATCAACTCCACGACTTTCTAGGAGTGACTTATTGACAGCTGCTTCAGTATCAAAATAGAGACAATAACCATCGGGATTGGAATCGAGAAAATTCTTAACAACGGCGAGACTGAAGAAAGTTTTTCCAGTAGAAGACTCTCCAGCAATAGCAGTAATCTTATTCCCAGATACACCACCAAATACACTACCTGACACCAGTGCATTAAAAATGTACGAACCTGTGTCAACATAAGTTTCAGTCTCATCAATGTCTGCTGCGAGTTTGGTATAATCATCACCAATCTCTTTTACAATATCTTTTAAAAAATCCATTAGTTCCAACGTTTGGTTTTCAAGTATTCCAGTACATCATCACGAATATCCATTAGTTCATGATAACATTTTTGATTGTGTGCACATTCTCTAAGTGCATGGTCCGGTTTTAAAACTGATTCAATGAATAAATCAAGTCCCCTGTTCCATTTAATTTGTTTAGACTCTTCATCATCAATAGAATTTTGATCCTTCATGAAAAGAAGTCCTCCAAACTTACAACTTTTTCAATAGACCATCCAATCGCATCAAGTATTGTTTTAATTGGTTCAACAAAACTTTTTTCAAATTGTAGGTCATAATCTATGTATCTGTCAAGATCAAGTTCCCTAGGAAAATCAGAAATGAATGAGATAATATTTTCATGAATAATATTTGGTTTTTTCAAATATAGGAACTTAATTTTTTCCCCATTATTAATAAGAGAATATTTATTTGTAAGTTTCTTCTCTTTAATGTAATGATTAAACAGAAGAGAACCGCGAATATGAATGGGAGTTCCCTTTATATAAATGCTGGAATGAGATTTATATTTTTGAACATCAGAAGCTGTTCTTGGAAAAGCAATAGATTCTGGGGGAAGTGTCTTAAATTCACGACGACATTCATCAATGAACTCAATGACTTCATCTTCAGTTCCATTCATCATCAGTTTAAGGCCATCCTTAATCATCTTCCGACATGGTGCAGGAGTAGATGATTTAACTGCCTCAATACCCATCATTTTCAGTTTTGGTTCAGAATACTGAACACCTTCACTGTTCCACACGTTGAGGATATAACGCTTCTTCGCAGTCCAAATACCACGATCAGCAATATTCTCACGCTTCATGATCATTTTCTGTTCATATGCCTGAACATACTCCGCAAGTTCCTGATAACTGGATTCGATGAATGGTTCCAATTTGTCTTGGCAGATCTTATCAAGTAGAGTAACAATCTTTGTTTTATCGTCAGACTTACTATCAAGAAATTTATTAACAAGAGGTCCCATATTAAGATAGATTGAGTCAGTGTCAGATGCGATGACATAATCTTCCCCATCCGTTTGCAAAATCTTATTTAGATATTCGTTCATCCGATTCTCAATCCAACGGATAGAGACTTGACCAGAAAGCGTAATCGCCTCCGCATTGGCCAGTTTATAGTACCTAAAGTACTGATTACCAATAGCACCATATGCAGAGTTGAGTTGAATCTTGCGAGCCATCTGAATATTGTTGCATCTTGCAATCTCTTTCTCAAGTGCTTTGGTAGGTGTCTTTTCATAATCTTGCTTTGCCTGAAGCATCTTCTTTTTATAGATAGTCCGATCCTTATAGATCTTCTCCATCAGTTCTGGCAGAAATCCACGAACATCCTTACGGTACATAGCACCATTGGCACATACCGAATTGTCCTTATACATCTCAAAGGTCAGTTCTTCGTTAAGTATCTTATCAACTGTGACTGATGGGTGGCGGGAATCCCGTAACGTCTCTGGGGAGATGTTGTACTGCATAATAAGATGAGGATACAGAGAGTTGAGGTCAAAAGACACAACCCAATCATACTTTCCTGGAATCGGTTCCTTAACATAAGCACCTGCATACTTTTCGTTTTTGGAAGAAACTTCTTTTTGAGGGATTACTATATTCTTTTCTTTCAAATAATTAAAGATAATAGTATCCCACATACGAACTTGTGAAAAAACATCGGCATAGTTTGCTTTCGCATCATAGGCCATAGTAAGAGCAAGTTCGATGAGTTTCATCTTGTCTTCCATACGGTCAACAAGTTCCACGTCAATGATATTATATTCTACAAACTTTTGCCACCCATTTGTGTAGAAGTCTTTAAAAGTATCAAACTCGGAGTGATCCAACTTTTTTTGACCAAGTTCTACACTCGCAATGTAATCCAGACGATAGGATTCCTGCGCTTTATAAGTGAACTTCTTATAAAGATTTAGGTAATCAAGTTGTGTAATGCCACCAACATCATAAGAAATGTGTTTGCGACCTTGTATGAACGTTTCCTTTTCTGTCACCAATCCCCAAGGTGACATTCGTTTCATCAACTTTTCGCCAAGAATACGATCAATACGACGAACCAAATATGGAATGTCATACAATTCACTATTCCATCCAGTCACAACATCTGGTGTGTTGCTCTCAATCATCCACCAGTTAATGAAACTGCTTAAAAGTTCATGCTCGGTACGAAATCCTTTATAGATAACATTCTTTTGTTTATTATCAAAAGGCCCACGACCCCAAGTACGTATTTGCTTGGTCTCATAATCTTGAATTGTAATTAGAAGAACTTCTTCTGCAGCAGATTCTACATCAGGAAATCCATTCTCTGATGCAACCTCAATATCAAGAGTTGTGATTTTAATTTTACTGGTATCAAATTTAATGTCACCAGGATATTTGTCAGAAATATACTGATAGATATATCTCTCGTTTCCGTATACTTTAAAATTTTCTACACCTTCATACTTCTTATAAAATTCCCTACAATCCCGAACTGTTCCAGGTTTAATAGATTCTACATAATTACCATCTAAAGTTTTATACTTTGTTCTTTTTTCAGATTTAACGAAAAGAGTTGGATAAAACTCTTCTCGCTTTTCAATTCTTTTTCCATTCTCAACACCACGAACTAGAATATTATTACCAACTAGTTGAACATTAGTATAAAAGTCTTGACTCATTATTTAATAAGGTCCTCGTATTTTTCAAGAAGAGTAGGAGTTGGATCTACAAGAGTAAGAATCTTGTCAGAGCTTATCATAAAAGTATCCTGTTTAGTAACGTCCATCATCCATGGACACAAATTAGGACCTTCCCAAATTTCATGTGGTTTAATCAGTTTACAATCTGGTTGGCCGATATCGGCAACAACTTCCTCAATTTCACTAATTAATCTTTCACTGTTCACTAACAGAATCACTTTGATCATCTTCGTTTCCGACATTTTTTCCATCTCCATTAGATTCATTTCTATCCAAACCAGGATCCCATACGTTAATATCGTCTTCTTTATCTTTACATGTTTTACCCAAACTATTCACATACAACTCTTCCAGTTTATCTATTGGAGTAACCATAGATACAACCCAATCAACAGGAATAGGGACTGTTTTTTCTTTGGCAATAGGCATCCATGGATATAATTTAATAGAAAATTCAGTCTTTTTATCAGGGTCAGATTTTTCTTCAAAAGATTCATTATGATGAAGTTTGACTACATATGGTTTTTTCATGAAATATCCAAGAAGTCTTTCTTCTGGAGAAACCATTTCACTTACATCTGCAATCACATCTTCGCCAGATTTAAGCATTAAAATTTTGACAGTCATTACTTTTATTATACCTCTTTATAATTATAAGAAAAAAAAGAGGAGGTGTCAACTGGATTTAGCCAGTTACCTCCCCGTCTGCAGCGACGATATTCAGTTTTATTTATT